AGGCTTTTTTAATAGGATTAAAAAATGATATGTTACCAACTATTCTTTTAAAGTTATTCCAAGCAGTAACCATTTGGTTTATATTGAATTTCCACCATTTCACTATTAACGCTACCGCCACTTCTATAATTTTAACAGTAGCCTTGAAATGTAATCCAACACCTTTAATCCATATTTGCAGTGCTTCTAATATACTGAAACTACCACTTATATTGTCAATAGCCTTGATAAAGTCAGATATACAGTTAATACATTCCTGATAGTATTGTGCTATCATTTCTAATATACTAACTATTCCTTGCATTACTGATGTGCTACCTATACTAAGTAACATAGCATCCCAAGATGCTTTAAGTCTATTAATAGCACCCTGTAAGTTGTCACCGTTTGTTTTCATCTGTTCAAACGCTGTATCTGTACCTTGCAAAGATTTGGTGTAATCATCAAACTTTTGCCTTCCTTCTATCAGGGTTTTTAATAGTACAACGTTCCTGGCACCAACCAAATCTTTCATTTCAGCATCACTTAATTCTGCTGCTGCCAAATTGTCTAACGCTTGCTGCATACCTACAACAGCAGGCTTAAAAGCGTTATTTCCCTGAATAGACAGTTTAAGTAAGGTACTGTTTAACTGTGTTCCTGCTACTTCTGCACTACTAAACTTAGGTGCTAAAGTCTCTATAAGTGCTGCTGTCTCTACAAAGTTTACACCTGCACCTTTGGCTGTTGTACCTGCTTTTTCAAAGGCAATATTTAAATATGCAACATCACCTGCACCTTGTTGGGATGCTGCTGCTAAAGTATTAATAATTTCTGTTGCTTTATTTGCAGGTTCTTCCATTTGGTTCATCACCGTTGTTACACCTTTGGCTGCTTCTGTTACTTCTATCTTTGCTGCTTTACTAAGAACAATAGCAGCAGATGTAACATCTTTAAGTCCTTGCTGATTCTTTAATAGTTGTGGTGCTTGACTACCTATAAGGCGCATACTATCTACAACATCACTTGCAGCGGTTGCATAAGTCTTTGCCATTTCTATTGCAGAATCTTGCATATCCTTCATAGCAGCATCACTTAATCCTGTAAGTGATTGTAAACTATCCAAGTGTGTTTCAAACTCACTAAATGACTTTATACTGCTACCCATCACTGCACCTAACGCTGCAATAGCACCTGCAATTAAAGTCACAGGCGCAAGTGCTGTATTAATAGCAACACCCATACCTGTAGCACTTGTAGTCACAGTACCCATTACAGGAACTAATCCTGTGAGTGCTGAGCCAAAAGCACCTAAGTTACCTGTGGCAAAACTACCCATCAAAGACTTCATTCCGCCAACAGTAGAGCCTACAGACTTATTAAAGTTATTTAGTTGTGCCTTTGCACCTTGTACTTGTTTTTGGTATTTGTAAACCTCAGAAGCAGACTTTTTAATAGCAGCGTTATGTTGTGACATATCCGCTGTACCTCTAAAAACGTAATTACTTGCCATTGTTTTTGTGTTTTTTTGTTATTTGTTCTGACTTCTTTCTAAGTCTGTCAATATCTTCATTAGAAATCTCAATATTACTACTTACTTCTTCCTTTTCCCAAGCAAACTTTACTATATCCTGTGGACTTAGTTTTTTCTTGCTGTTTACCTGTGCTGTCACATAAGCGTTTAATCTTGCTGATTCCCATTCATTTGTATTAAGATAGGGGATATTATCCAAACAATCCTGTATCTCATAATCTTGCATTTCATCCATAAAGTATTTAACTGTTACTATTCTATACTGAAAACATAGTAACTTAAATAAAGTATGGTAGATTAAACTTTTTTTGGCTCTACTTCTGTTTGTTCATCAGTGTTGCCGTTGATATATGCGTTTTTGCTAATAGTATCTGTTAGCCACTTGCTAAACTCATTAAACAACTCAGGGTGTTCATCAGTATAATCTATAAAATCATCAAAAGTAATATTACATTCTTTATCAGATGCAAGAATTGTTGAATAGAAATATATGAGTATCTCAGAAAGTCCTTTTGGGTTAAATGTCTCACCTGTTATCTTCTCATATATCATCATACTTCTAAAAGTATATTTCAGGATTATATCCCTACCGTTTATATTTATTTTCATAGTGACTGTAGTTTTTAATTAGTTTATTTTTAAAATTAAAGGGATAGCCTTTGTAAAACTACCCCTTTTGTTTTTTATTAATTACCAACAGAAGCGGTTTTAGAAATCTTACCTGTTCCTGTAAGTGTTACACTAAAAGTAGCATTTTCACCACTGTTAGCATTTGCCGTAAGACTTGTAATATATGCATCACCTGTATATGCACCTGCTGCTTTACTCCAATACTCATAATCACCGTTTACTACTGTCTTGTCAGGGTCATTTTCTGCTTTAAGTCCAAAGTAAACTGTAATTGGTTGTCTTGTAAGCATAGACGTAAACAGGCTATCATAAGCATCTGCGGTATAAAGGTTTTCTGATGTAATTTCCCAAGAAATTTTATTTACTTCTGAGCCTCCCCAAATACCGTGGTCTTTGCTACTAATATCTGCTGCATCCGCTGTAATAGTCAAAGTGTGTGCGGTTGCATAAGCAATACTGTGACCGTCTGCATCAAAAAGCATAAGGTCATCACCTTTAATTATGTTTGCTGCCATTTTCTAATTTAGTTTATGTGTTATTAGTTATTCTTAATCTACAATACATTCAAAGTGCAAACTCTGAACATATACGTTATCTGTATAATCTTCATTAATAGCATACAGACGGCAATTAGTAATATTCATTTCTAAATTGTTTGGTAGTTTCCTTTTTTCCAAACACCGCCTTACTACATCTGCTATTTCTACGCTGTCAAAATATTTTTCTGCAACTATGTTGATAGTAAAACTTACCGTATCCTGTTTATAAATATCTTTAGTTTGTGTTTCTGATGAAATATTTTCTCTTTGGTAAGTAATAAATGGATAAGTTGTGGTTTGCTCTGCTACAATAGGAAATATCTTTTTACCTATGTAGGTTTGTAGTTCATCATCATTTGACAGTATAGCATAAATAACTTTTCCTATTTGTATAGATGTCATTATTTTAGATTTTTGTTATTTATTTTTTCTACCGCCTTGTTAACTTCCATTTCCAAATTTGACTTAAATGATGATTCATTACTATCTACAGACTTCTTAAAGAAAAACTTACCTGTAATGTTACCTGTCTTTCTCAACTTCTTTAGCGGTTTCCCTCTCCAAGTCTTTGCGTAACGTGGTGATGTTTTAAAGTTACCCCTTTCTAATATTTTTAATCTGTAACTACCGCTGCCTGTCTTTCTGCTTGAATCTATTCTAACCTTTCCTACAATAGTGCCATCCTGATTTTCAAAAATCCTTGTTATCCTGATACCACTTTGTAAGGTATCTGTAAATTTGGGATTCCGTTTGTTTGTCTTTTTAAAAGCGGAACTAAGATTAGACTTAGCACCTTTCTGTATTACTCTAAGTGCCTTTTTTAATCCTTGTTTCAACGCCTTTCCTAATTCTTTATGTGTTAAATCCTCAAATTCATCATATACCTTTTTAGCGTTTGTAGTACATCCTAAATTATTCATTTATCAAATCTGTTGTTATAGTTAACTGCTGTAACTTGTCATTTGGTTCAATATCTAAAATCCTGTAAAACTTATTATTCCATTTGATTCTGTCAAGTTCATCTATATTATTGTAACTTCTTACTGCAAAGGTCTTATTATAACTAAACACAACTTCACCGTTACTAATGTTCCTGTTTCCGTTGTTATGTATTAGGTTTGCCCTTGTCTCTTTATAAAAAACATATTGTGTTGCTTGCTCACCAAAATCATTAATAATAGTCTCAGGTTTCCAAATTTCAATTATTTCTGTCAAACTCCCTGCTCTCATCCAAAAATTCCTCCTTCATCATTTTTCTTTTTATAGTCTTTATATAAACTAAGTAAGTATTCATAACTAAAAGGTATTTCTGTTGCAGAACTAAATGCCACTGATTCCCTGTTGCTATACATATCACCTATGAATAGTAACATTGCTTGCAGAAGCGGTGTTGGTATTTCACCGCTGTCTGCTTGCAAATCAGTTAAACTACAGTCAATATGTCTTTCAACTGTCTTCTCAGCAACATCTTCAAGCATTAACAGGTAATTATCATCCTGAGTAAAGTCACTGTCTAAATTCAGGTGGTTCTTAATTCTGTCTAAACTTAAATACATACTGACTTTTATTTTAATTAGTTATTATTAGGCTTTAGCCACTACAATAGCACCTTCACGGAGTACTTTTGCATCAAAGAAAGCGTTGATAACAAGTCTAACTTTACCGTTAGCAGCCTGTGTAAATGGGTCAACTGTCAAATCACATTTATATTTCCTTATAACTCCACTTAAAACCACCTGCACTTTTCTTAATTCCTTTGCAAACTCTCAAAATTGAACTTTTGTCTATTCTAAGTTCTTTCATTGCTTGGCTTGCGCCTATCCACTCTTTTATAAACTCACCGTCTAAAGAGTACTGAATTACAGGTTTGCTTTTCTTTTTGATGGTTTCAAATGATTGTTTACTACCTAACCTTGCTTGTCTAATTTTTTCTTTTGCTTCTTCTGTATGATGTTTCTTATAATTGGGGTTGTTTTCACCTTTATAACTTCTTCTGTTTTTTAAAGATTCTATTTGTTTTTTTGTTCCCCATTTTACACCCTTTGTTCCATCACCGCCTTTAGTTGAGTTATAACCAATTTTACTATTAGTTGTGTTATAAAGTGCTATATAATATATTTCTAATTTGTCTAATTCTTCTATATTGCAAGTTGTTATTACTTCATATTCCCATTTAGTAAAATCATCATATTTCCTTCTTGCTCTATCTATAGCACTATCCCAACTTGTATATATATAGTTGTGTGGGTTAGTAGTAAATTCTTTATATCTTCTTTTTAAGTTTATTGCTTGTCCTATGTATATTTTTCCGCTTGGACTAATCCATTTATAAATTCCTGTGTTATCCATATTTATTAGTTTTAAGGTTAAATGTCAGGGTGGTAGTTATCCACCAAATAGAACTTATAAAGGATTGTAATTATCAATCAAAGATATAAGTTTGTTATAAGTTTGGCTATATATCTCTATATAGATTGGGTCATATCATCATCTTCAACTTTACTTGCTAAGATGCTCCCCATTTCAGTAATTAGATTTCCAAATCTAACACCTATGCCTTACCTGTTTTAATTTGTAAGGACTTACTGACCTCTGAGCCTTCATCTAAACTAATTAGATGC